AAGGGCTGGCTTAACCGCGTTGCGGAAAGTAAGAAAACTGCCGAGGGAATGCTAGGGTAATTTGCAAGCCTCGCATTTCCACCGGCGCTGTTTGCCCTTGTTTATCGGAATGTACACTCCACCGGCGGTATTTTTGTGCGCTTGGCAGTTGGAACACCACCTGCGTTGAGTCAGCTTCTCCGCAGCGTCTGCCACTTCTTTAGCTAACGTCATTTCAGGCACTTCTTCAGTTCAACAGTCAGCCGTTCAATTCGTTGGTTGTTGTATAACATCATCGACCCTGCGTAATCCCGCGCTGTCGCTGCTAACAGCAAATCCCGTCTTGCCGTGTCTATCTCACGCGACATCAATTCCTCGCAAGTCGCGGGCGTATACAGTTGTCTAATCCACTCTAAGAATTTCATTTTATCTCCTTATTGTTTTAAATTGCAGACAAGCAGTCCATCAAATTAACTCCATTTGTGCTGTTCCTAAATGTGCATCTCGTATACGGATGTCCTGTAACTCTTTGTATGCCGAATTGAGTTCGCACCCCAAGTAGTCTCGACCATTAGCTATCGCCACAGCAGCCGTTGTGCCTGAACCCATGAACGGGTCTAGGACTATCCCGCCAGCAGGCGCACCAGCTAGGATGCAGGGCGTAATCAGGTCAGGCGGGAAGGTTGCAAAGTGTGCGCCTTTGTATGGTTTGGTGGTTACTGTCCAGACGCTGCGTTTGTTTGCCATCTCGTATGACTTTTCTAATCCGCCGTGTGGTTGCAATCCAGAACCTTCATTGTGATACTTACCATCACTTCTGTCGCGTGTACCCCAATCCTGCTTCACAGGGTATTTGATTGCGTCGTTATCAAAATAATATGACTGTGACTTGCTCAACAGGAAAATGTATTCATGCGCCTTCGTGCATCTGTCCTGAACACTCTCAGGCATAGGATTGGGCTTGTGCCAGATGATGTCCTGCCGCAGATACCAGCCATCAGCGCGGAGAGCAAAGGCCAGCATCCACGGTATGCCGATAAGGTCTTTGGGCTTTAACCCAATATTGTGCGCCTTTTGCGGCATGTTTTTTCCAGTCACTGTTCCGGTGTTTGTCCCCTGCTTGCCAAGTAGCGTTGAAGGATGAGGCGTTCCGTCAGGGTTCGAGCCTTTACCGCTGCCAGCATAAGAATCTCCAATGTTCAGCCACAGCGTTCCATCATCAGCCAGCACATCCCAGACACATCGGAACACCTCTACCATTGCCTTGATGTAAGCCTCTGGCGTTTCCTCTAGGCCAATCTGCCCATCGTGTCCGTAATCACGTAGGCCATAATAAGGGGGTGATGTAACGCATGTCTGCGCCTTGACTCCCCGTTCTTTCCAACGCCGCATTGTCTCGCGGCAATCTCCGAATTCAATCATAGGTTCTCTGTTCATCTCATCTCCTAAGAATTTCAATCACTGCCCAAGCCATTACTCCGATGACCGCGAGCAACCCGACCGCTGCCGAGAACTCTACGAGTAAGTCAATCATTCTTTCTCTCCTTCCGCGCAGCTTCCATCAAGTCTTCTATGTTCGCCCCCATCGGCCTTCCTTCCCACGACTGCCACAAGCCGCGCTGCCTGTCATCAATCGTCAGGTCACCATTCAGGCTATGCTTAACCATCAGTAGCATCTCTGTTGATGCTGCTGTGAATTGTTTCGGTGCCTTGTTTGGGGGACATACGGTAAATGTGTAAGGTAATTTAGCCACCGTTTTTCTCCCTCAACTTATCCTCAATCTTCTTGAACAAGTCGCATTGAAGGAGAAAAACACATGAAAAAGTACATGACGGCACGATGTCTTTGATATCCTCATCCGTCAGACCTACCCACTCACGCCGCTTAAACTCCATGTACTGTTGTAATTCCAGCAGATGCTTTGCAATATCTTTTATCTGCTGCTCGTGCTTCAGCACCAGCGCCTCAAGTTCTTGAAGGTTCATGTGATTTACATCTTTAGGCAAACGTACCTGCCCACACGCTTCGCAATGCCTATCGCTCATCTGTTCTTCTCCCGTAACTTATCTTCAATCTGTTTAAACATCTTCCGCGTATAAGCACCGATCCCGCCGGAGTCATTGCGCCCCACGATGTCCTTGATATCCTCGTCCGTCAGCCCTACCCACTCTTGTTTTTGCGGCTCAAGATCACCTAGAAACCGTGACCCCCCACTTTGTCTTTCATCCTTCGTCATTCTGCTCATACATCCTCCCCAATCCGTAATTTAATTTCTTCCGCCATCGCTGCCCACGCTAATATTTCCCGAATCTCAGCACCCTCCGCAAAGTTTTGCTCAGGCCAGCAATTCAATCCGCGTTTGAGACAATCAATAACTGCTTGTGTCAGTTCTATTTTCATTTCGTATCCCCTATCAATTTGTTAAACATCTTTCGCGCAGCAGAATCCGCAGCGTCCCACGCAGCAGACCACGCAGGCCCCGCAGGAGACCGCGAGGCAGACCCCGCAGCAGCCCATGCAGCAGACTCCGCAGCGGACCTCGCGGCAGACTGCGCGGCGGACTCCGCAGCGGACCGCGCGGCAGCCCACGCTGCCGACTGCGCTGCAGCCCGCGCAGCATGCCGCGCTGCAGACTCCGCAGCAGACCGAGCGCCGTCGCGTATTGACTCATCTCCTGTCATCAAATAATTAAATAAAACATCATCTGTGCCGTTTGGGTATAAGTGGACAACAGATAGAGCCTGCACCCTCGCAAAATATCGCAGCAGTTCTGTGGCATCAGTCTGATAGACTGTGCGACGATAGTGCGAACAACCCTTATCTTCCTGCTCTAAAAAGTCTCCTTTTATTTCAACACGCCGAAGATTCGCACCTGGTGCGTGTTGCAATGCGTCGAATGGGTCACGAGACCAGTGTAAGCCAGCCGCACATAATTCTAGTTTTCCCTCGTAGTGTTCCCACACTCCAATTTTTGGCAACGGTGAGCCATCACGCAGTTTGTTGCCTGTAAAATGCCACGCGAAAAATGTTTTCATTTTGTTGCCTTCCTTAACTTGATAAAAACTTTCCGTTTGTAATCACGTTGCCGCCGTATGAGTTCAAGCCGCTGGCCGCAAACGCCAGTAGCCATAGCTTTGTCCAAACGTTTTTGGAATATCTTCAAGTCATGTTCCACTTCTTGCAAATATGTCATGCCTGTATCTGCTGAGAAATCTTCTGCTGGAACCCAAAACGAAACTTTTCTTGCGCCTTTTACTACGTGAAATTGCGGCAGTAGCGCGCTCATAAAATTATTCATCAATAAAACTCCTTTAAAATCGGCGCACGTTTTACATCCCGTAATTTTCTCAAAGCCTTCCCTTCGATCGCCCTGATGCGCTCCTTCGATAATCCGTGATGATTACCGACTTCCTCAAGCGTTAAATCTTTCCCAAATCGTTCTTGTAAAATATCTTTTTCGCGTGGCTTGAGAGTTCCCAAAACCTGCTCGACTATTGCCGATGTCTCTGCCGCCAGCAGTGAGTCCTCTGGCGATGGCAAGTAGTCGGCTCTGTCTTTCTGCTCTAGTAAATGCTGCACGAGGTTCGCATCTATAGCCCGCTCACCGCTGTTTGTTTTGAGCTTGATAGTCAACTGCTGCTCAGTCCAAAGATCGGTAGGTGCAGCGCCTAGCACCTCCATCACTAGCTTTGCATTCTTTGAGAATTCACCTGACGTTGATATGGGTGCTTCTCGCATTGCGACGAGGTTGTTAATCCTGCCCATGCCCAAGCCGCAAGCCCGCTCAAACTCGGCAACCGAGGTGTAACCTTGTGCCTCGATTGCCGACAGCAACAGGTTGTTGCGGACGCTAACTTTTAACCTAAACTCTTTCATTTTAGAATGCTATTTCGTCGTCAATATCAGCGAAGGTTTTTAACTCTTTTTTTGGTTCTATTTTTTGCTCTACTGGTTGCGATGCCTTCGCCAACTCCAAAACTTTCACCTGAAACGCAGAGTTGATGTAGGCGTGGTTCCAGTATTTGCCAGTTGCCGCATTCTTAGTGCTAGGCATGGATATAAACTCGCCTTTCTGCGACTGCTGAATGCGACAACCTTTCAATTCCAAAAACGCATCTTTGCCTTCCGACGAATGCAGGTTGATGTTGAAGCTACGGTCGTGCCAAACTATCGAGATGTGCATTTTTATACCTTTTTGAGTTGAGATAACATTTTGTCCACGGTGTCCAAAAAGGCGACAACCGCAGTTTCCAGTTCAAGAATACGCGCTGGATCGCGTTTAAAACGAACAACGAACAATTGTAAATGTTCGGGCAAATCAGGGCGAAAGCTGACGAAATCGCACCAGTCCCTGCCAGTTACCGCCATTTGCCACATCATCTGGTTTTTATAGCCTGACGGGACAACACCAGCAATCATGTAAGCTAAGTGCGTTGCCGGTTTTGCGCATTTAATCTCTACCAGTCCCGAATTGCCCACCAGACCGTCAGGACTGGCACCAGCGCGGTCAATGATCTCGTGGATACATAACCCTACCTCATCCACCGAAAAGCCTGTCTCGGCTTCGTAGGCGCTTCTGGCGAGCGGCTCTGTCTCGGTGCCAAACTGCATGTGGACGTTGGTGTAATCTGAACCTTGGGGTTTGCCGGTCAGAATCTCCGCAACTAGCTGTGCCTGGTAGTCCCGAAAACCAGCCGTTTCCGGCTTCATTAGAACCGCAGAAATCATGCTGGCCGTAACCCTGCCTGCACGAGCTGCGAGCCATTCCGGTGTCCCCTGAACCGCATCAATGATTTTCATATAGTCAGTTCAGCTTTGCGCTTGTTTTTACTGTTTGTGAGTGTTGCCATTGCCATCGAATCCTGCGCGACCTGAGCCGCTTTGTAAGCGGTTTTGAAGGCTGTTTGCAGGTCATCAAGCGTGGCGGCAGCGTGGAATGCTGAAATGTGGTCTGTGCAATCCATCGTCGGCTTGGGCTTTGCGGCGCTGGCGGCGTTACCATCGTCATCCTCCGGCGCCACTCCAACCGCGGCGCTCAGGCTATAGCGGCGAGCGTAGGTAAGTGCCGACCCGTATCCCTGTGCGTCAATCTTGCTTACCGGCAGAGACAGGATACCGCAGGAAATCCACTCGCCGGATGAATGCAAGAGCGTGGTTTCTACCCGCACCTCGTCTTTGTCGCTCGGTTCGACGGTCTGGATGTAGCTTAAACCGTTGGCGCTAAACGCGGCCCTGATGGCTTCGACAACCGATGCGAGATCAGCGTAGCGGCTCTTGAAAAACGGGTTGGCAGAGTCTTTGATAGCCCCTTTCATAACTCCCTGCGCCTGCGCCAGTGCCGCCGCTAGTCCTGCAATGCTTTCGCTTTTGTTCATTTTTTACCCCAAATTAAGATTGAAAAACATACGACTGCGCCAATGACGCAAATGTAAAAACAAACCTCTGAAATGCTCATTCTTCCTCCGCGTATTCAGCGGCAAGTTCCGCAACAATATCCGAGTTTATAAAATGCTTTTCCAGCATTACGATTACCGTTTTGCGCTCGCGCTCAATGCGGTCGGTAAACGCATACCCGTTACATGACATACTTGCGACATACATTTCAAGCATGTAACTTGAATCGCGTTCTTCCAGCAGGAACTCGTATAAATCAAATTCTGCTTTGCCTTTGTGCGGCCACTGGCCGTAATTCATCACGGTTTCAACTACTGACTCTAAAGCTAGTTTGTAATGTCGCGCCCTTGGTTCGGCGAGTTGGTTTGGGTAGCAACGCGGGCAGTCTGTGGCTCCGCACATACAGCGTTCGACGCTCATGCTTTCTCCAATTTAATCGGAAAGAGTGTCACCACATCGTATTTTGTAAGTAGCCCGCACTCAATCGCGTCGGTTATAAGTGTGCGCCAACGCACGTACGCGTCCCCTGCTACCGCCCATCGCGGAAACATTTTCGTATGTTCGCTGGGTTTTAATAAACGGGGGTTTACTCTTTCCTTTGCTGTGGGAGTGCCGATTCTTATTTCTGCTTCTTCTAGTGAGGTGCGCTCTACAACCGTATTCATAACATCGTTTAAAAGACTTTCGATTTGAACAAAGTCATAGTCGTGCAGTGGTGGGTTATCCGGGAGTGTGTATTTATTGTCCTTTGCCCATTTCATTAGTTCTGGAACAGATAAAAGTTCGTCGCCAAATGGCCTTATGGATAATCCAGGATATTGATGAATTTTTGTCATGCTTTCTCCCATTCGATTCGACCTTCGATTAAATCCACAACTTCGGGATCGACCCAAGCGCACACCGCGCCGTAATCGCACCATTGCCAACCATCTGGTTGTGCGTTCCAACCAAGGGTTGCTAGGCCATGCTCAATTGCATCTGATAATTGCATCTTGGTTCTCCTGTTTGGTGGTTCGTTTGCAAGCCGGTATGTAAAGGATTATAATGCGTCCAGCAGCATTTGCAACATTTATTTGCAAATAATTAAGATATATTTATTTCTCAACATAATCAAATGGTTAACTATGAAAACTAACGATGTTTTGACGCATTTTGGTGGGAAACGAGCTACAGCAGAGGCTTTAGGGCTATCAACGCAGGCGGTACAGGCGTGGAAAAGTATCATTCCGCAGAAACAGGCGTGGCGCATTGATAGGCTGACAAACGGCGCGCTGAAAATCGACGAGGCGCTATATGCCACTGGTCGTGACAAATCAGTTGTCACGTGACTTGTCATGCAAAAAACAATGATGCACCACAAAGCAAAAATACCTTTCTTAATCGTGCAGGAAGCTCGGCACCAGCGGCAGCGATTCGGCAAGTCTTACAGTGTAATAGCAGCGTTTTACGATGTGTCCATGTGGACGGTTAGAGACTGGTGCGAGTATCGAACGAGGATTACAAGATGAACATTATTAGTTTAGGTGCGGGTGTCCAGTCGTCAACTATGGCGTTGATGGCGGCTCACGGCGAGATTACACCTATGCCGGATGCTGCGATATTTGCGGATACTGGATGGGAGCCGAAAGCTGTTTATGAGCATTTGTCTAGGCTTGAAGCGGCGCTACCGTTTCCCGTTTATCGTGTTTCTTCTGGAAATATTAGGGATGACGCAATAGCAAAAACTAATACCACAGGACAACGATTTGCTGCGATTCCTTGGCACATGAAAATGTTTAATGGCGATGCGTCTATGGGACGGCGTCAATGCACTTCTGAATATAAATTGCTCCCTCTTTATAGAAAAGTGCGGGAATTGCTTGGCGGAAAAACACCAAAGGGTGGCTGTTCAATGTGGGTTGGAATATCCACCGATGAAGCACAACGAATGAAGCCAGCGCGAGTTAAATATATTGTAAACACATGGCCGTTAATAGATCGTGGGGTTAGCAGAAAGGATTGTATCGCATGGTTAAAAAGTCATGGATGGGATGCGCCTAAATCATCTTGCATTGGTTGTCCGTTCCACTCAAACAACGAATGGAGAGCACTAACAAAAGAAGAATTTGAAGATGCTTGCATAGTTGACGAGGCAATACGCAGACCAACTAACGGAATAATCGGGCAGCAATTTGTTCACCGTTCACTAATTCCGTTGCGTGAGGTAGATTTTAGAACCGCAGAAGAAGCCGGACAAATTGATATGTTTAACAACGAATGCGAAGGAATGTGCGGTGTCTGATTGCCTCGGCTGCAAC